ATCCGTTCTAATAGACTTGCCATTTTTTCTCCTAAGTGACGTAAAGACTACCAGACGAACGCTCAGGCTGTAGGCTTGCAATTCGATAAGCCATAACCGCAGCGACGATCGCGTCGATCTTGTCTTTCGATTTCGCTTTATCGAACATCCACCGATCTTGGCGATCCTTGCAGATTATAGCATTGTTGGCGCACCAGCGAAGCAACTTGGAATCCTCGAAAACCAGCCGACCGCATCGCATAAGCTCGATGAAATCGCGAATCGCCTCATTGAAGTTGGCCTGGTTTTGTGCCATTCGAGCCGCCAAGATTCCCTCCTTGGTCAACCGCTCGCCGAGTTGCTGCCCGTTGTATGGATCGTAAGCAGTGGTTCCGACGCCGTACCGCTGCAGATCCTCAATGAGTGCTTCGGTCAAATCTTCGATCGGGTATTGGGCCTTGGTGATTTCCCCATCGAAAACGAATTGCGAAAACGGCATCGCAGTCAGGTCGCGCCGTGAATCGTTGGCGATGTACGAACGAACCTTGATTTCGTATCGGTAAACGGTCTTTCCCTCGTCGTCAACATCGATCGGGAATCGAGCACAAAGACCGTAGGACGCCAAGTCATCCCTGGCGCCCAAGTCGACGCCTGAACCAAGTCCGTCAGCCTGTGACCAATCAGAATGCACGCCTACGCATCGATCGAACGCCGTTAGGTCGAAAGCTTTTTCTGTGGATGCCACAATGCGATTGCCGTGGAACCGGGTAAAAACATTCCGACCGATAGCGTCGTGTTTTTCTTCGTTCCATCGTTGCCGAAGATATGGCAGTTTGATCGAGACGTTAAGGTTTGGGTTGGCTTTGATCCATAAAGCCTCGTCCCCTGGATCGTCCTTTTCGTCGAGTTCATAAATCAAAGCAAATAGCGACTCGTCCCGATGTATACCAGATACGACATTGACCGCGTATTGATATTCCCTGAGCCACAAGTGCGAATCATCGGCACCTGCTGTCGTGATGATCAAATGCAACGGTTGAGAGCGTGAGCCGCTGCCCGTCACCATCGTATCGTAAAACTTCTTGTGATGCTTGGCCCATTGGTGCAACTCATCCATCACCACGCAATGAGGGTTCAAACCATCAAAGGGCTTGTCGCTTGACACCTTGCGAATAAATGAGCCGTTGTGTTTATAAGTGATCGTTTCGTTGCGGATGTCGGAATGTTCTGAAAGTGGACCCGATCGCTCGACCATTCGCTCGCACTCGTCGTAGACTACCGCCGCTTGTTCCTTTTTGGTTGCCGTCAAAAGGATCTGACCAACCGCCTCAGGCTTGCCGGTCTTTGGGTCAATATCAGCCATCGCCAAGAAGTGGCACATTCCAGCAACCAAAGTAGACTTGCCGTTCTTTCGAGCCATTGACCAATAGACCTTGCGAAATCTTCGCGTTCCGTCTTCATCTCGTTTCCATCCAAAGATATTCCAAAGCCCAAACAACTGCCAATCTTCGAGGATCAAGGGCTTGCCGGAGTATTCGCCAATAGAATGCTTCAAAAGACCTGGGAAGAAATCGCAAGCGTCCTCAGCCTCAACGGCGTCGAAGTAGTAAGGAAAATCTGGCGTCGATTGGCGTTGCATATCAAGCCGGAACCGCATGACCGCATCTTTGACGCGATCGCAAGCAACGATCGAACCATCCTCGATGGATCTGCAATACTCCTCAACTCGTAAGCCAACGCCGCTACAAATCAAACTGCCCTCCGCCGTTCTTCGCGTCGCTTGAGCCACAAAGTAAACTCATCTTCTTTTTCAGTTTGTGGTGCTTTCAATCTCGATCGACTCGACGGAGTTAAACCTAATTCTGCTTCACGCTTAAGCAAACGATCGCTGTAAGTGTGGAACTGATTGGCCTCAGGTTTGAGTTTAGTTCGCCCCTTGTCGTCCATGTCTGAAACATTGCCGCCTTTGATGACATCCCAAAGCGACAACATCATCGAATAATCGAGGCAGTAGCCAGCGATTAGGCCTTCGTCGGTCACGGCAAGCAGTTTCATCGAGTCGAGTTGATCGCAAACCCAGTCCCAACGAGCTTTGGCGACTGGATCGGAAGCAACAGACTCAGGGCAATCAGGACGGCCAAGTTTTGGTTTGGGCTCATCGTTATTGCGTCGCTCAGGATGCTTAACAAACGATCCAGACGCCTCTTTGACGGACTGCGAAAGCGGTTTTCGACCCTTAGCCATTGCGAACCCCCATTTTGGGAGATAGTCCCGAAAGCGAGTGCGACAGATCGGCGACGGTCGATCCAAGCTTTTCGGATACCCCCGGTTTCAGACCGCTAGAGCCCTCCATTGCTGCGTTATACGAACGCTCCGACCATCGCTTGACTTTCATGCCTTGCATCTCATCGCCCTCTATATCCTCATGGCAAGGCCCGCAAACGGCAAGCCAATTATCAGGGCTCATTCGTAAGTGAGGTGCTGACCGAATCGAGTGTATATGGTGCATATCCTTCGATGGCTTGGCATCGACAGCACCGTAAAGCATTACGCACCGTTCGCACAACGGATGAGCCGCCCTGTACCGTTCCGATGCCTTACGATGATCCTGCCCATGCCCTTCGCTAGTAGTGTCCCTGCGTTGCGTGCTTGCCCCGCCTTGGCACTCGCACCGATCCTTTACAATCTGTCCGCAACGGCACAACCTAGGCATCGCTAGCCGCCTCCTGCACTGAGAAAACGCCTCTTGCAATCACGCTGTTCGATCCGCCCGTGATGTCCCTAAGCGACCAACGGTAGTTGCTGATCGTCGCTGTAACCGTGGTTCCGATCGTCACGGTAAAGGTCTTGTTTGACTTGCTGATTGATCCGTCTGCAATCACTAGCAAATCAGTCCCTTCGGAATCCTCAATAACAAATTGAAGCGTTAAAGCATCAAGAACAAAATCAGTGACGACCGATACCGCTCGATTTTCGTCTCGATAGTAGGTAATCGTCGTCCCTGCTACCCGCTCTGGAGTCGATGCCGAAACAGGATAGACGTTGATCGTAGAACCGCCTGCACCGCTTGGCCCGTTCTGTAATGCCGAAACGCTGTAGCGAGCATTTGCAGTGCCATCGTTTGTAATCATTGTCCCAAGATCGACGATCGCCGTAAGTTGACCAACTGCAGTTGCAATCTCCGTCGCTGCATCCGCTGCCAATGCCCTAGCCGACAATGCCCCAGTCACAAACGCATCCTCAGGGATCGAATTGGGCTCGGCGTCGTGCAAGACCGCTGCAACGTGATTGCTGCCTGTCACCGCTACTTCTCGAGTGTTGTTCGTGCTGATTAGAATCCGATCTCCGAATGATTGATCCGTGTAGGTCGTCGTCGTAAGTGCGTTCCAAACGGCAGGGGGTATTGAATCGACGGCTCCGTTGGCCGTCAGTGCCCCCGCCGCTAATTCGTCGACCGTATCAACAGACAGGATCGATCCCGTTCCACCGATGCCGAGAAGGCTAAAGTTGCTTGGGAAACTCACCCCGCTGATCGATCCGACTGAGCCCGTCACATTGCCGGTCAAGTTGCCTGTGATGCCAACCGTCCACGCTGTCACCAACGCAAGGCCATCGGAGGCTAGCTTGAATCCTGTCTTATCGCTGATCGTTGCTGTGTAGCCTGTCTTGTCGCCGACCGCCTGAGCCAACGCCACGATACGCCCATCGACCAACGCCGCTGGCAATCGGTTCTGAATATCTTGCGTGTCGGTTTCGATGTCGGTAGCCGTCTTGATCGTCACGCCCGAAAGATTGACCGTAGTGGTTGGCGATCCAATGTTCGCTAAGTCAATTCCAGCCTCACCTCCTACCGAAACATCAAGCGTTCTGCCCGCTGTGGTTGGCTTGATTGCCCCGAAAGCGTCGACCTGGTAATCCACCGCATCAAGCTCGATCTCAATAAGTACCGCTAACATGTTTGTCACGCCTCTGACCCGGCAAACAACCATCCTTGCACCGGACGCAAACGCAGCATCGGGAAAATCGACTTCATACGCACCCGCTAGCG